CTGGCATCAGTGGAAGCGTGGTCCCTACAAGCAGCGGGCTCACAGCAAGCGGCCAGAGGTGTTTCAATTGGGAGCCGGACATGGACAGTCCACTGGTCGTCGGCGTTCTGGATGGGACTCTCGGCCATGGGGTGGCAGTCGAGTCGGCGCGTTTCGGTGATTTCGATGAGCTGCAGAAACTAGCCAGGGTGCGTTCGTTGGGTGCTGTTAACATGACCCACATCTCTGACGGCTGCTCTGAGGCTGTGTTGCAGTTCTGCAGGGACTTGGCTGACTATGATGGTCCCCGCTATGTCGGCGTTTCTGCAACTTTGCTCCCCCTCTTGGAGGAGGCTTGCGCCGATAAAGGAGGCGCCGTTTCCTTGCCACGGCCAGGGCCACCGCGCCAGGGGCTGGGGCCGCAGCCTAGCGGAACGGACGGGCCTGGACCGCTGCCTGGCGGTCGAGGGAATGGACCACCGGCCAGTGGGCCAGGTCCTGAGAGACCTGGGAACAATGAAACGCTGGAGGCTGATGGACATGTGCCAGCTCCCGGAGATGGGATGTCAGGAAGTGATGGGCTCGAGCAGTGCGCGTCACAGGCTCTTGGGACTCCTCTACGCGGGCTCGTCGAGCGGGCAAGGGCCTTGCTTGCGGCTGGCAGCGTGACAGTCCCGGATGACTCGCTTGCTTGCTGCATACTCCGGCAGCTTCATGAGTCTGCCTGTAGGACCGAGTGCCGGGAAAATGCTGAAGTTGCCGTCTCATTGCTCCACGCGAGGAGGCTGAGCAGGTTTTGGGATAGCGGGAGCAACGCATCATTGGCAAGCCGGCTGGGGCAGGTTGTGTCCAACACGGCTGAGTTCAGTGCGTTCTTTGAGCGGCCTTCGATTACAGGCGGGGCAGCCCAGTCAGCAGCCACAGGGGGTTGGCCTGCTGGCAGGGACACCGGTGCAGTGCTCAGGGACGAGTGTGAGAGTGTGTCCAACGTGGGCAGGGAGGTTGAGGACTGGCTTCACGCCAACAACCTCCATGAGCGGTTGTTGGCCGCGTATGCAGCATATGCCATATGTGAAGACGAGAGTGCGACGCTGATGATGACGTCCCGGCTGGTCTGTAATGGCAGTGTCCAGCAGACAGGCTTCGCGACACCTCTCGGTTACGTGGCCCGACAGCTCGGGTCAATGAACAGGGGCTGCGGCGCTGGAATGTGCTGGTGCTCTGAGCCTCTGAAGCTTCCAGATGACTATTCCCGCTGGAACGGCAGGAAGCTGAAGAGCGCACTACCCGCTGCACCGGCTTTCTGTGGAGTCGCCGTTCCAATGGCTACAGCCCATCGGGTCGAGCTAGACATTTGGAAGCACCCAGCGATTCTCCATATGCCAAACAGGAGGGCGCGTCTGAACAGCTTCGATGAGGGAGCCAGCTGGATCGCGCTGACATGCACGCCTTCTGCCGTGTCCGTCGACCACCTGCGCGCCATGAGCACAGAAACCGTGATGACGGTGCCTGCCTCGCTCAAAGATTGGGACCCTCTCGAAGAGAGGGGGGCCAACGTACGGTTGGGCGGACTGCCTGTGGACACCACGATAGGAATGGCCAAGTATGCGTGTGAAGGACTTGGTCTTGAGGCGTGGCTCGAGAGATGGAATGCCTCTCCGGAGCAGGCTTGTTGCGCCACCATGCTGTGGTTAGCATCCCTGTCGGAAACGACGAGGTCCACGTTGGAGGCGGCTGGCCTCAAGGAGGTACCTCTCAAGAACTGGCCGCGGTACTGGAAAGAGGTCTCGGTCTGTGTACGCCGGACAGCCCGAGTCGGGGTTCACGTTGCCGGTGAGTGGATGGAGCTGCGAAAGGCGGTCAATGTCAACGTGCGCACGAGCGAGCAGGCCGACTGGGCTGGTGAGGTGAGAAAGCGGACCTCTGCCTGTGTGCAGAAACTCCTCCCTGCTACTGGGCGTTATTGGGGGGTTTTTGAAAAGGAGGCTCGAGCCTCCGCGGCCAAGGTGGTAACGAAGATGAAACAGCGCCGGGACCACCAGGCATTGAGTGAGGCATGGGCCGAGAGGTCGCTGCGTGCCCCCAATGGCTCTTCGTCCATGAGCGCTGTCGCCAAGGCGACAGGGGCGTTGGAGTGTGCTGTGGGCTCGGACAGGACCACCAAGAAAGCTGCTCTATCGTGTGTCGATGGCTCTTGGCTGAAAGGTGGAATTGAATCCACACTGGTAGCTTTGATGCGGGTGAGCACGAAGCACGAGCCAGGGGCCAAGAATCGAGCCTTGTACGCGGCGGGGGATCTTCACTCTTGGCTCCACGCATATGCCTTGTCGGGGTTCGAGGCGTCTGCCACCAACGAGGATGGCATGTGTCCAAGCCAGCGGCCTGAAGAGGTGGGTGATTGGTTTGAAGAATCGGACCAGGTTGTTGGCACCGAAGTCCTCGGGAGCGGAGACTTGGATGATTACAACTCCCTGCACACGTTGCCGGAGCTGGCTTGCATGCACCTGGCAAGGGGAGACGCTTTTGCAGGGAAGAGTGCCTCTTTGCTGACGAGTGCGGATCTGGCTTCATGCGTCCACAAAGCGGGCTGCTATGGGGTAGAGCAGCAGCGGGCTGCATCCATGTACAAGTGTGGGGCATCGCTTGGCCGAAGCATAATGACTGGGTCAATCTTGTGTAGCGCTCTGAGTGAAGCGGAGCAGGAAGCTGGACAGGGGGTCGGCGGGTATACTGAAGCAGTGCGCATGTGGCTATCGCTCGGAAGCGGCGGCAGGAACACCACGGGCGACAACACAAACAAGCACGCCATCGACGTGGTGGTCTCAGTCGAGGAAGCGAGGCTGGTGGAGAAGGACGCTGGCGTGCGTGCGGTCTCACTATCTGGCGACGATGAGACCATGAAGCATAGGACATATTGCGGGCAATGCGCGTACATGGGTGTCCTCCGCCTGGGGGGCTGGAAGATGAATGCGGCAAAGCAGCTCACAGGAAGGAGCGTGGGCGAGTACCTGCAGCGCTGTATAGATGGAGACCACCCTGTGATGCAACCTGCAGCCTCTATTCTAGCCACCTTGTGTTTCGGGAATTGGTACAGGCCGACCGGTGAGTGGCTAACGGACTGCGTTGCTTCCCAATTTCAGAATTGGGCAGAGGCCTGCAGCCGGGGGCTACCACGAACTCCAGCAGCGCGGATGTGTGGCATGATCTGTGACAACGTCATGACTAGGAACGGCAAGGTGTTGTTGTGGAGACCCCACGCATGTCATGAGAGGGATGGGCGTTTCCTGTTTGGCGGAATCCCTGGGTTTGGCTCTGAACGCTGGCCAGACTTGGTGGTCAGGAGGAAGGCGAAGCCCGAGTGGGACGGGCCTGGAATTGCAGAGCTCCTAGCACAGCCTAAGCGGCAGTGGATAATGAGGCAGCTCGACAAGGGGTGGCTGAAGGACCAGTACGTCGAAGGCCTCCGGACGGCTGCTTTTGGAGGAAGCGCGCAGACTTCCTGGCGCGATGAGCTGAATAAAACTATGGAAGATCGCTGGGAGAGTGTGGGGCTCGAAGGCCCGTACTTCCATGAGGTTCCTCTAGGTCTGGTTAATGGATGCCTCAGGCCAGGCCTGTCTACCGTGTGTCATGCTTGGCGGGTCGCCAAGTCGAGCATGAGGGTGGTGACAATCGAGGATCAGTATGCTGCGCTTGGGATCGGTCAGGAAGAGGCGGCATTACTGGGCGGCCTGATGCCGGCTCAGCTAGATGCTCCGCTAGACCTAAGGTGCAAGATGCCTGAGCTGCAGGAGTCCATGGTGGACGAGCATAGGGCTGCTATGGACAGCGGCGTCCGTGCGGCGCTGATGAGTTACTCATGCCCCCACCCCGCATTGGGGATAACGAGCCCCAAGCCTCATGGGAAGCACGTGGTGGTGCTGGCCGCAGGGAACGGCAACAGAATCAGCCAGCTGGCAAGGCAAGGTCGGCAGCGGGAAGCCATGCGTGTGGACAGGCTCGCCAAGGTGCTCATTGGCTTGGAAGCCTACAGGCGCCCGTCATCCAGCCCACTGGCGGACGAGGCATCCTGGGCATCGATGGAGCGTGTGGTCGCTGAGTCTGTGGCAAGACAGGGTCACCGGGCCCTAACCGTCCTGGCGACGCATCATCGGCCGAATCAATTGGCAAAGGAGCTTGAGAATTATGGAATCAGGGTCACACGTCTGAGGTTGAGACTTCCTCAGGCACAGATTGATGCTGCCATGGCCAAGCGGGATATATCGGCAGGCCTGCAGGCTTACATGGATCGCAGCTTGGCAGAGCTCGATCGTGACACTGTGGGCTGGAGAGAGGTCAACAATCATGCGGAAGTATGGAGTGCCGCAGCTGCATAGCCCCCACGGGGGATCGAG